GTTGTACCCGCGATAGACCACACGGCTGGAGGCAGTGGATATGTAGTAGATGTCGCAGTAATTTGTCGAGGAGGAACCCGAAACGGAACCCACCGGAATCACGTCCATATATTTGCCATGCGCCACGGCGGTAATCCAGATACCGGAGCTCACGGAACCCTTAACCAGGCGGGTACTGCCGTCAGGCATCCAGATGCGCCACTTCCCGGAATTGCCCGTGTCATTAGGAAGATCCACGCCGTCCATCATGTCATATTTATGACCATAGATGTCCTCGTAGCCAAGGCAGCAAATATTATTCACCTGCGTAACCGTGGCCCCGCCGTAGTCATCCTTCTCACGGTACCACGCATACTGGTGGACGGAGTTTTCTATCAGGCTGTTCGTCACATTAGGGTTGATTGAGGAGGCTTCCTCGTAGCCGATCGTGTCCGTCATACCGCGGCTGGCAGTACCACCCGTAGTACGGTTGTTCGTGTGAGAGCCCGCGCCGCATTGTTCCTGGCTGTCACGACGACCGTACTTCGCGTAGAAAAGATTCGCGATGCGCGAGTGCATAAGGGCATCAATCTGCTGCATACCGCGCTGGACACTGTAATAGTGGAAATCAGCCCAGGTCATGCTCGCCGTAGTGCTCCCGCCGGTAATGCAGGCGCGAAGTTTGGAACCGACAACACTGCTGCCCACAACGGCACACAAGTGCTCGTCATTAGGCACCCATTCGGGTTCCATATCCTCGATCCTGTCACTGTTAGAAAGGACAACCTTATCGAACTCTGCCGTGTTCAGAATGGAGAAGTGAAGAGCAGTGGCACCCTCCGGAACATCGGCAATCAGGTACATACCGGCCTCGAACTTGTTGCTCAAGGTAGGGACGACGATTGAACTGATGACCGTGCCGGAATCGTCTGTGAAAATGCTTCCGACAAGGCTTGTACCGGGAACGCTCGGGAAACGCACACGCTTGTAACCGTCCACGTTCACCTTGCATACCGAATACGTACTGTCAGTACTGTAGCTGTTCGAAAGCGTATCCTTTCCGCTCATGATCTTACGACCGGAAAGATAACCGCCACTCGTGCCCTTAATGTCGTCAAGCGTAAGGACGTCAGCATCCGGAACGGAAGGCATGTTATCCGAACCGTTACTGCTGTAACAGGAGTAATGCTTGCCGTTCAGGTAATCATTGATACCCTTGCTCCAGAAGAAGGGCTCGTACATCATCCAGTCACCTTCAGTGCCGTCCAGTCTGGCAGCCGTGCCGTCGGCGTACTTGTTGCTGTCCGTGTCGTCCAGCGGGTAGTAGGTCATCTCACCGTCCAGGTTGTTCACCGTGGTATCAACGTTCGCCATGTTCACACCCCGCGTCGTCGCTTTTTTAGTCACTTTAGCAAGTACACGGTGACGCTGCTTCAGGATGGCGGAAATATGACCGCTCACCTCATACGCGTTGTCATACTTGTAGCCGGTACCGTTGTCAAGGTTGCTCACGTTCGCGTCATCCGATACCTCGTCGTCGAACTCGATCATCGTGTATTCCGGCTGCCGGATATTCAGTTCCGGGAAGTGCGCCTTCAGAGCGCTGTACGTATCGTCATCAATGTAGCGCGTGAGCTGTACCGTACCCACCAAGGCGCACGTGTCCGTAGTGTTGCCATCGGAATCCACACCGCCCATCCCGACAAACTTATCCAGCCACGTACCGTCATCCTCGCGGTCAATACCGGTTACTCTGATACGTTCCACACCCGTGCAACGGCCCAGCAGGGTTTCCCAGTCAATACCTGGACAACTGTCAAAGATGAAGGTCTTCACCTTGCTGTAGCTTTCCAATGTCAGCCCGCCGGTGGTCAGTCTGCCCAGATATTCCAGACGGAGGCTGGTCAGTGTACCGGGAAGGTGGAGCAGCGTCACGGGAGAACCCTTGGCTAGCACCACGCTCTGCACCTGCGTACCGCGGGCCTCAAGTTCTTCCAGCTTGGTCTGCGCACTCAAATCCAGCTCGGTACTGGTACTTCCCCCGGTTTTCGCCTGTGCCTGGTTACGAAGGTTGAGTTTACGTAGCTGCTTGCAGTTGCCGATGTTCAACCACCAGCCGGTACTGCCGTTGCCGGAACTTTGAAGGTTCAGTTCGCGCAGCACGGTACATTTGCCCAGGTCGAAAGCGTTTTTCAGGTGGTCGGCGGCCCCGCTCATATCCAGCACCTTCATACGGCTCGCGCCATAAACCCTCAAGGGATCGTTCACCGTATAGGCACCGGTGATGGAAAGGCTCGCAGCCGCATCTTTCTTGATGATGCCGGTATTCCCTATATTCGGGCTGTTGTTCGTACCGTAGCCGAAAGCATAAACCTCGTTGGCCGTAATCTTCAGCACGTCGGGGGTGTCAGCAGCCGTACGTGCCAGATAGAGGTCGATGTTGTCACTGGTGAAATTGCTCGTGCCGTACTTAGCATCCAGAAGGGCGAAACGATTACGCACGAAATATTCACGGTGCGCACGGTTACTGCCCTGAAGGGCGTAGATGAACGGCCACACCTTGCCGTACATCTCCTGCGTGGCGGGCAGGATGTACTTCAGCTCGCCGCTCTTGTTATAGGCACGGTCGCACCAGTTGCCCGCCTGCTCCACGTTCAGCATGTCCAGGACACGGCTGGTGGTAAGTACACCGCGAAGAGCCTGCGCCTGTGTCTTCAGGTCAGCGTCCAGGTTGGCCAGAACGAGGTTCCAAAGCCAGCTGTCACGGCCTTCAAAGGCATATTTCCCGGCCTCGGCGTCATAAGTGTCGCGGTCGGTGGTGTAGTCATACACCAGGAAACAGTCGTTACGTTTTCCCATCTGGGTATCACCGTCGTAGTAGGTGATGTACCATATCAGGCCGTCCCACGTGCGCAGCATCATGTTCTTCGCACGCTGGTCAACGGCAAGGAAATAGTCCGTCCAGAGGTAATACGTCAGCAGGAAAGCCTTGTCGAAATAGTCACTTATCTCGTCCCTGAACTTCTCGCTCTTAAAAGTGGAGAGGTCGGCGCTCGTCGCACCGTCCGGAACACACGAGCGTATCCATGCGTACAGCCGTTTCACGGCCGTACGCTGCGACTCGTCAAGGCCCGCCCATTTCACATCATCCGGAACGTTGGTCTCGGCACCGGCATCAAACACCTCCTCCAGATGAGCGTCACTTGTGGTCTTGAAAAGGCACATGGCCTCGGTATTGTTCAGCATTTCCAGAGTGAGGGGACAGGCAGGATCGTAACCCTCCACGCCACTAAGGCCGAACAGGTCGCCGCTCTTGCTTTTCTCGTTGTTGAAGTTGTATTGCCCCACATAGTTGTTCTCGCCGTCCTCCGCAGCCGCCACAAACATGTCGATAGGCACACCGTCGATAGCGGTACGCACGGTGACCGCGTTCAAATCGCTGCCGCCCGTCTCGTACTGGTAACGCTGCGGAGGGGTGAGAAGCCCCATCTCCTTCAGCACGTCGTTGAACAGTTTGGCACCGCCTGTGTTCAGCGACATGGACGAGTCGGAATAATCACTCTTCAGACAGATCAGGTTCATGGCGATGCCACCGGGACGGACGGGATATTTCTTTTCCGCCTGCTCCTTGCCGCCAACGGTGAAGCTAAGGTTCGTGCCGCCCTTGCTGATATAGATACGGATGTTCTTGCTCGGATATTTCGTGGAACTGGTACCCTGAATACGGATATAACAGTCACGAAGCACGAAGTCGTATTCGGATCCGAAAGGGGAGTAATAGAAGATATCCGCCGAAAAGTCCGTCTTCTTGTTGTTCTCGGCATACACGTCATCGAGCTTGTTCTGGCGCACGATACGCAGCACCCCCTTGCCCTTGGCACGCAGCTTGTCCATATCCACAGTGTCGGTATCACCCAGGATATCGTTCTCCTCATACAGCGCGATCATCTCCTCACCGTCCGCACTGTCCACCATCCGGTTCTCCAGTTCCTCGTCGTCACTCAACCGGCGGGTATAGATACGCACGCTCTTTACCTCCACGTCCGCCCCGGCGCTGTCAATGGTGATATATTTCGGATTGTCCTGGCGGAAGCTGAAGGCGTTGTCGTAGATGTCGGCACCGGTACGGTTGCCGTCCACATAAAGCTCCATCAGACGGCTCTCATTGCGGGTACCCACCATGAGGGCCACCTTGATCCACCGGTCTTCCACATAATTCGTGCCCAGCTTGATCTCACGCTCCACCAGCTCGTCGTCCTCGTTGGTATAGGACACTTTCTCACCGGTCTTGAAACTCGCTTCCGAAGGGGTGATATAAAGCCCCTTGCCACTGTCGAGACAGTCCACAACTGCGGTATCGCTGTCAGTGGGATTGCTTACCCGGAGGGTCAGTTCAATGGTCAGCCCCGTACTTTTCACATCGGTGGCAAAGGGCCGGTAGCCGATGACGGCTTTCGCACCGTTGGTCAGCTTCAGCGCCTCACCCGTCCAGCCGTTGCTGCTCCAGTCAAAACCCTCGAACGTGGTCTCCACGCCGTTCGACTCCCATGTTCCGGGGTTACTCTCCCCGTTGCTGCGGCCCGCCGCGTCAAGCTTGACCGCCAGGCCGTAGGTGGCCTCGCTGATATCGATACCGCTCTCACCCACGTCGATGCGCAAAGTGTACCCGGTCGGACCGGCTTTCAGGACAAGCGTCTGCGTGCCTTCCTCGGTAAACCGGTTACTGTAGGTCATCATGCTGCGGGGAGCGCTCACGGTACTGCTCTTGACGCCGTTTTTCCAGAACTCCACTTCAGCGGGCACACGGTCGGGATCATAGGCCACCCAGTCGAAAGTGAGCTTCTCGTAGCGGCCGGCTTCAAGGACCGGCTCCAGATGCTCGTCCCGTCCGAGGACATGCCCGTCGGCATGAATGAGCTTCAAACCGATGAAGGGCGCGCCGGTTCCGGCCTTCAGCAGGTCGATATGGATGCTCTCGCTTTTCAGCGTGAGGTCGTCAGTTTCCATCTCGGCCACCAGCTGGGCGGTATGCCGCCCCACGGACAGGCCGGTCATGGAAACCTCGAAACTGCCGTTCGTCGTGCCGCTGCGGGTGACCGTATGCGCGTTCTGCTGTACACCGTCCACGTACAGGCTGACGGTTTTCGTGCCGGTACCGCTCACGGCGTAGGGTATACTCGCGGAATCATAGGTACCGTAACCACCGTTCTGGATGGTGGCCGCCAGGTTGTAACCGCAGGAAAGGGACAGGGTGACGCTCTTCACGCTCACGTACGCCTGCTTCTTCTGCGCCTTGCCCGTGGTGGGATCGGTAGTCTCGGCAATGACGTAGATATCGCTCGTGCCCACCAGCAGGTATTTGGTCAGGTCAAGGGTATAGGTACCCTTGCTCACTTCCTTCAGCGAGGAGGAATAAGTGGTGGTCGTCCCGCGCTTCACCTGGATGGTGACGGTCGCTTTCTGTCCGGTACTGCTACCCTTGTCATCACCGCCGGCAACCTGGTGGTCATAGGTATAGGTAAGTTTCACCGCTCCGCCTTCCTTCACGGTTTTCTTGTCGGTCTCGGCAAGCAGCACGATCTTGGTGGTGGAGGACTCACCGCCGCCACCGCTGCCGGCCGGGATGTCAACGCTCGCGATCTCCGCCCCGCTCTTGTTGGTCAGCGCAAGGCGGACACTGCTCTCGTCGTCGCTCACTTCCGCGCTCATGCCGAACACGGTACCGGCTTCCACCTCCTGGAATTTGGCGGCGACGGTCTTGTTCTGGACGGGATTGGTACTGTCGGCATCCAGGCTCTCGTCCACTTCCAGCTTGTCGATGGTCAGATCCACGTTGCCCTCGCTGTCGGGAACTTTCTTCTCGCCGTTCACCGTCAGGCTCTTCATCGTTCCGGCACCGCCGAAGTCCTCCCAGCTCGCCTCCTGCTCCCAGCTCGACAGACTTGTCCCCACGAACTGTTTGGTCTCCCATTTGCCCTGCGAGACTTCATAGGTGATGCAACGGCCCTTGTAACGGTATTTCTCATCCACGGCACCGATCGCGGAGGAAAGGACATAATAACCGCTCTCTAAAGGGACTTCCGCCGTCACATTATACGTGTTACCGCCACCGCCCGTACCACCGGGAATATCAACGGAGGCAATCTCCGTCCCGGTCTTCCCCAGCAGGGTGAGTTTCACCGTGTCGTTCTCCTCATCAGGGACGGCCGTCATGCCACCGACCAAACCGTCGTTCACACCGGCGGCGGCATCCTCCGCCTGTTTCGCAGCCGCGGATGCCGCTGCCGCGGCGGAATTTGCAGTTTCAGCAGCCTGATTGGCGGTACCGGCCGCATCAGACGCCATACCCGCAGCTTTATTCGCCAAAGCCGCAGCATTATCCGCTTTCGTGGCAGACGCATTCGCCGTGGCAGCGGCATCATCGGCCGGTTTACGCAAAAGGGTGAGCGGAGCACTCACCAGCTCACTGCCGCGAAGGGCGGGGAGACTTTTGATATTGTCAAGGGAGCTGACCTCCACAAGTTCATCAACGCTCTGGCTCTCGGCCTTGATAGCGTTCAGGATGTCGTTCTTAAGTTCCGTTTTCTCCGATTCTGTAAGTGCCATAAGTTATTCCTCCTTTTTTATTGTTGTCAGTCATTGTAATAATGGTATGAAAGCGCGCTGAAGCCAAGGATGCACCAGCCGCACTTGTTCAGGCTGTTAATGATGGCGGGCTCCTCCCAATCCTCGCCCGTGTAGAGCAGGAGGAAGCGGTTCACGGAGGTGACGTACAGCCAGTTCCTCTCCGGGTTCTCCGGAGCGGAAGAAAGCTCTCCCTTCCACGTGATGCGGAGATCATCGGAAGCGCCGCCGTAAACGGGGAACTCCACCCACGCGCCGTACCAGTAAAGGTAGTTGCGGTTCCTTTTCGTGTCGTAGTAAAGCCATCCGCTCGAGGGGGAAGCGGGGGGACCGGCCGACGCTCCCCGCCACGAAACCAGGTCCGCAAGGATTCTCCCGTTCAGCTCGGGGGTACCGACCAGCTCGATGATCCCGCTGATCCAGTCGATCCTGTAGGGGTCGGAATAGGAAAGCAGCGAATCACTGCTAAGGTTCACGTTGGAACCGCGGAGCAGCGTGCCGTCGTCCACACGGACGGAGCTGTAGCGGATAGAGCCCACCGTACGCGTATAGGGAGGGTGGCAGCCGTTGTAAAGGGTTACGCGCGAGCCGATATAACGCACGTCGTTCGGAAGGATGATGTCCGCACCGTTCGACGAACCGGCCATGTCCACCTTCAGGCTCAGCTCGCGGCCGATCAGGTAGCCGGCCTCGCCGCGGCCCGAGCAGGAGGTCAGGACGGCGTCGCTCGACTCCACAAGGTGGAAGTTCGTGCGGATATGCCCGGAGAACGTGCCCGCGTTCGCCTCGATGCTCCCGTCCTCCAGGATCTTGAAATTATCGTTGGCCGTCACGAGGCCCTCCAGCTTGACGCGGTCACCGGTCAGCTTCACCACGCTGATCTTGTTGCCGTCAGCGTCCGTCCCGTCCACACTCACGCCGATAAGCGCCAGTTTCCCGTCCGCGTCCTGGGCGTAGATGCCCGCGCCTTCAGGCTTCACCACAAGCCCCGTCTCTTCCAGCATATTCTCGTCACGGTCAAAGACGGCGGCCGTTATCTTCACCAGACGCTCCGACTGCTCGAAAAGCGTCCGGTAGCGGTGTGCAAGGCTCTCCACCTTGTCAGTGGACAGCACGAGCATATACAGGTAGATGTCACCGGTAAAGGACAGTTTGAAATCACCGGTACCGTTCCAGAGGCCGCTACAGGTGTACTGCACGTAACCATCAGTTGCAGACAGTTCCTCCTCCACCTCCAGGCTGTTGAAGTTCGCGAAACCCGTCTTGTCAACGTCCAGGAACTGGACTCTTAGAGTCCCTTTGGTTGCGCAGCGGTAGAAGAAGGAAAGGTACACCGGCACGGCCTCCTTCTCCCCGTCACCGTTCACAGGCATGGAGGGGATGCTTTTCAAATTCGCCCGTTTCTGGAGGATGTACTTGTTACGGATGTGCACCACCGTCCGCCCGTCATCCACCGTCACGCTCGCCCCGTCGCCCTTTCTGGTCAGTACGTTGTTGTTCGCCCAGATCCATTTGTTACCTGCCAGGAAGAACACCGTCTCGTTCTCCGTGTTCCATTTCTCCAGCCCGTCATCGAAGGCGGGGTTGTTCAGGTAGCCCTTCTCCGTGGCGAAGTCGTTCCTTAGGGCGGTCACCGCGCTGGTGATGCGCCCCTCCACGATCTCGAACTTGGTCTTGATGTCCTCACCGGTCACCAGAAGGAAAGTCCCGCGCAGGTAGGCGTTGTCGCTGTAAAGGCCGTTGCCGTGCGGCTGGTTGTCAGCCGGGAACCAGTCATCGCTGATGCCGTCCAGGTTGCCCAGGCGCGCACGAAGGCAGCCGGTGAAGTTCTTCGCCTTCACCCCGTCCATCACGTCCACGCGGGGCTGACCGTCCTCGGTGGCGGAGATCAGGATCAGGTTCTGACGCAGCGGGTTCTCCGTGTTGCCCATCAGCACGCACTCGTCACCGGCCTCCGGAAGGGAACCTGAAAATTCATCCTCACTTACGAGAATGGAGTCACCCTCCACGCCGGCCACCTCCACCCAGTACCCTTTCAGGTTCCCGCCGCTGAACGTGGCGCAGCGCATCAGGTCATGGGCCTGGAAACTGTTGTCCTGCTCGAAAGTGATCCTCCAGTAACCGTCCTCAAGTACGGCGGTCTTTATTTTCCCGTTGGCGGCGCTGACGCACAGCTGGCCGCCAACGCTGCGTACCTTCTCGATAAGCAGCTCCAATACTACCATGACCTGGCGTACCGTCAGCTTGTCGATGGTAAGATGGGACAAAGCGTCCTCCATCCACAGCCGCCACCCCTCACCGAAAAGACCGTCCACGAATTTCGGGCTGCGAAGGAACTCACGCACGACAAGGGTCAGCAACTCGGCATTGCCCTTGTCATCAATACCCGCATTATCCTCCTGTCCGAAAGAGGCTCCCGCTTCGAAGGTGATCTTCCCCTTTGCACGGTCATTCTTTTTTTTGCTGATGTGTTCCGCCTGACTTCTCCGCGCGGAAAAAAGATTGTTGTCCGTAGGCAGTGTCTTGTCCCAGCTACGGATAATGTCAGGAAGCGCGGCACCCTCCGCCTTTGACTTCGTATAGTTTTTCAGTTCCCCGATACTGTCATTCACCCGTTCAAACGCACCACTATGCAGGGCATCGCTGATCTCGATGTCCATCTCCCCGGGTTGGTTCACCTTCCGGGTAATTTTCGTGATGCGGCTGCTGCGATAACCGGTTTCGGGGAAATACTCCTCGCTTTCAAGTCTCACACGGCGGCCTACGGACAGGGAAACACCGTTCTCCTCAATCCACACATGGTCGGTCGGGGCCTTGTAAACGGCAAGATCCTGCCAGCATTCGGTATTGAACTGTTCCACCGCCGTAAGAAACTCCTCCTCGGCAAGCGGGTAATATTCGTCCGGCATACGGATATTCCAGAGAATATAACGGTCACCGGATTTCGGAATAAGTTTGCCGCCGGGGAGTTGCGTGTCATCATCATAGGGCCATATCGTAATAATCTCGAACTCACGGGTGGCACTGTTGAAATTCACCTCGAAATAGTGGTCCTCACCCTGCCCCAGTCCGGAAAGGTCACCGTCCTGGAACGATACACGTTTGGTCTCGTCGGGCAGCTCGTAATCGTTCGGATCGAAATTCAGGCTGTCGTCCCTGAAATAATAGACCGTGAAAGGGTTGCCGTCGTCATCTTTCACATCTTCGCTGCGCACACTGCTGACAGCCCCGATCCTGCGGGGATAAATGCCGCTGAAGGCGTCTTGCTCGTAACGGTCATAGATGCCGTACTCCTCCGTATGTATCTCGACATATTGCCTGCCCCCCGGAAGCATCAGGCGGCTATGCCCGTATTTTGACGGATCTATGTTCCGCGTGCTGCCTACCGGGAACAACCGGGTATAAAAATTGTCGGTACCCGTCGTGTCGCGTTCGATTCCGGTCAGTCCCTTCCCGTAGCCCAGCGTTATTTCCTCGCCATGCTCACACCGGCACACGTTCACGGTCTGGCCTTCCACCCACCATTCAGCCTGCCCGCCGACCGCTTCGGCTATCTCTTTCAGGGCTTCGTTGCAGTACTTCCCCTCGTAATCGATGACGATAAGGTCCGTACCGTCCACCCGCCCCACTTTCCAGTCGGTGGTGTGGTTCATTCCGTCATTGATACACTTCACGATCATGGCCACGTGTTCACGCGGAGTCGCTGTCAGCGTGAACACAGGCTCGGTGTTCCCGTCGGTGGTCTCCAGCACAAGAAAACGTCTCACCAGGCTCTCGATACCGTAAAACTTCAAATCATATACCCACTCCTGGCCGCTCTTCTGCTTCGGGATGTACCGTTCGGTCAGCCAGTAGCGCTCACCCTCAAAGTCCACCCGGTCATTCACGTCCAGGGCGATATATTCGTAATGCGTGAAAGAGAGTGTCAGGACATTGTCACCCTGCACCTCCTTCACCTGGGTGGAGCTGTCGCCCGCCTCGATATCGGTCCGTCTGTTGCCGTTGCTGTCATAGATGGTCAGCATGTCTGTATCTTGTTTAAACGTCGTTTGAATAGGGTTTGAATCACATTTATATGACCGGGACAGGTTCCCGGAACTTCACCTTGAACTTGCCGGCGTGCACGCCTTCCTTCCAGAGATAGGTCAGAGGCTGGAACTTGCTGCAATCCGTATATTTCACACGGAGAGTCAGGGCAAGTTGGGGAAAGGAAATCTCAAGCCACCCGTCACGGCCTTTCTTCAGGAAATTGATGAACTCGAAATACTTCTTCAGCCAGCCGGCCTGCGTTTTGCCAAACAGGGCGAAATGAAGCGTCACGTCACGGGCCTCGTTCCTGGGCGTCAGCACGGAGGAATATTTCTCCCCGTCCTCCTCCCGGATATTCACAGCCGTGTCCGTTTTCGTCTTGCTCGGGGTCAGGATGGCGGTCAGGTTATCCATCCCGCCGCGCTTGTCCTCAACGAGGAACACCCCGTATGTACTCCAGATGTCGGTACCGTTGACAAGTACCAGACCGCCTAATATCTTTTCCATATCATTTGCATTTTACTCCGTCACGATTGATTTTACGAATCTCTTCCTCTATTTTGCCAAGGTGCGACGCGCTCGTGCCGGTGTTCTCCTCGATACGGGCAAGATGCCCCTCGGCGGTGTTCATCTTGTCGATGACGCTCTCCATCTTCTCATCGATGCTCGACCAGTGTTGCAACCCGCTGGTGAACATGCCGTCCAGTTTTGTACCCTGGTCCTGTGTCATGGCTGAAAAACCGCCGGTTTTGGCGCTCTGGCTCGTACCGCCCGAGTTATCGTACCCGGTGGCCGCGGCAAGATTGTCACGAAGAGCGATGGCTTCCTCGACATACTTCATGTACTCGTCCTGGAGGGCCTTACGCTCGGCTTCTGTAAGGTCATTGTCTTCCATCGCCTTGCCGAATTTCTCCCACCAGCCTTTCAGCTTGTCGGAATACAGCTCACCGATCTTGTTTGACAGCATCGCACGCATGAAATACTCGGATATGTCCTCCGCCGCGGCTGCGGCATCATACTTCATATCCATCAGGTTATCCACGAAACTGCTGTACATGCTGTCGAAGGAAATACCGGTGAGACCTTCATACAGCTGGTCGGTAAGTTCCTCCAGCTTGCCCGCCTGGTCGATATAGTCATCCAGCTTCTCGGTCAGACGACCTCCATATCCGCCCTTGCCGGTATCCTGGATCTGCGTCCACATGTCCACGTTACTGCGCAACTTCTTCATCTCCTCCGGACTTAGGTTCCAGATGTCACCGTTCCAGCTACGCCCGATCTGACCGCTCAAACGGTCAATCTGTTCCTGTGAGAAACCGCCCCAGTAATAATTCCAGCTGTGATGCGAACCGTGATAGCCGGCCTGCGACATGGCCATGTCCAGATAGTTCGAGTTCGTCTCCTGCTGGAGCCTGTAGGCATCCCGGTAGGCGGCCACGGACTTTGTACCCTTGCTCGCCTTGATCTCCTCCGTCAGGTCCTCGATAGCCGTCTGCAAGGTCTCGTTGCGCTCGGTCAGCCGGTCGATGGTTTCCTGGACCTCTTTGGCATTGCTTGAAGTCGTCCAGGAGGAAAATCCGCCCCAGGTCAATGCGTCGAATATCTTGCCCACACCGGAAAGCAGCGATTTTCCGATAGTCACAAAAAGATCACCGGAAAGCACATCGTCAAGAATACCGCTCACGGCATTGAACACCGCGTCGAGCAGGCCACCGATGACCACACTCAAACCATCTTTGAAAAGGTCTATAATACTTACAATCCAGCCGACAACAGGCACATCCTCAAGTGTTTCGGAAACCTTTCCGAAAGCCTCGCCCAGTTTGCCGTCCACTTCCTTGGCACCTTTGCCGAGTGTGATCAGGCCATTATACGCCCCGCTGATACTGCCGGAGGCAATCTGCTGCAATCCGTCCCTCACATTCTCCATACTGGTCTTCAGACCGGAGGCAGTATTCGAGAGGGACTGCCGGGCACTGTCAGCCGTTTCCTGCAAGGCGTTTATATTCTCACTCGCGGCATCGGCATTAGCCTGCGCCGTTTCCAGGGCTTGCCGGGCGGACTCCTTCTCCTGTTCGGTTCCGGACTGTTGCGCCTCAATGTATGATTTCTGGGCGGCAATGAGTGCCGTATAGGTGTCCGCATACACCGCCTGTGCCTCCTTCAGGTCTGAAAGGGCTTTCTGGTAGGCAGTAACCTCGGCACCCAGTTTCTTGAAACTGACCTTGCCGGAACCGCCCAAAGCCCTCTCCATCTGCTGGACGGCAGAGACAAGCGCGTCCTGGCTGGCATGGTCGGCATTTCGGAACTCGTCAGTGAGCATGTATTTTCTGGCATCCGCCAATACAGGCTTTATCATATCGGAAAACATCCCGCCGAATTCACCGAAGACAGTACCCCAGTCAATACGGGCTTTCAGTTCCTGCACTTCGATGCCGGCAAGTTTGCTGTCACGTTCAACACCGAGAGAGAGCTTCTCGCTGCCGGACGTCGTCTTTTGTATCTTTTCCGCATATTCGGTCGCGATGGCGAGTTTCTGCTGCTGGAAGGTGCCGTAGGCCTGCAAATATTCCTGCATCACTCCGAACTCTTCCCGATAAGCTTCCGCTATTTTCTTCTGTCGGCCGGACTCGTTCAGCTCACGGGCCTTGTCTATTTCGGACTGCTGATCTTCCGACAGCGAACCGGACTGCCCCGCTTTCGCGTTGTCACGTTTCCAACCGGCTTCCTGCCTGGCTATTTCATCCTTGCGTGCCTGGTATTCATTGTCTATCTGGCGCAGCTTCTTCTCTAGCCCCTCGGTCATCATCTCAATCTCCGCCTCGTCATTCTTCCTTTGCAGCCCGGCGAGTTCCTGGCCCAGCTTTTCAGAAACCTGTTTGCGGCGTTGGGCTTCTTTCTCCGCCTTGTCCGCCTTCTTCCGTTCGGCCTCGGAATCCTTATCCTCACCGGGCTTGACCTTGTCGTACTCCTTTTTGGCGGTATCGACGGCATCCTTCAGTTCTTTCGCCTTCTTCTCAAACTTCTCACGGGAAAGGCTGTTGGACGTTTCCTGAAGAAAGGCGTTATAAGCCTTGAGCGCATCCTGGTATTTCTCTTTTGCCGCAGCCACCCAGTCAGTGCTTGAATCCGTGGGCAGGTTACGCCGGTTTTGTTCCGAAACCAGTTTGTTCAGCTGATACTTCAGTTCGTCACGGGAATAAGTTCCGGTAAGATTTTCGTCACCCTGCGTAATCTTTCCGTATTCCTTCTCCTGGACAGACATCCGGGCAAGCAGGGTTCTACGCTGCTTTATCTGCTGTGCAAGGGTCTCGTTACTCACACCGGTCAGGTTTTCGAAATAGGCATTTACCTCGTCCTTGCGGATTTGTCCGTTCAGGCTCTTGCGTTTTCCGTACAGATTCTGAAGCTCTGCCTCCTCATCCCTTGAACGTGCGGATTTCCGGACATATCGGGCTCTTTGCCGCCCGTAGCTGTCCTGGTAATATTCGGTTGCCAACCGGGTCTTGCCTTCAAGTTCTTTTATCCTGTCATCCACACGTTTCAATTCATTGGCGGGATTGGATATGGACTCACCGGCTTCCAATCGGGCTATCTCTTCCTTGATTTTCTTGATATTCTTCAGTTTCTCATACTCGGTGTCGTATTTGGAGAATATATCCGGATATTTCTGTTCCAGCTTGTTTAGCGCCTCACGCCGGGCATCCGTGGACACGGCTTCATCCCCGGCAATGGAACACAGTTCCTCTATTTTGCGCCTGTGCTCTTCCTCGGCCTCTATGGTTTTCTGCTTCTGCTGCTGATACCTTTCCTCGGATTCCTGCAAACGTTCGGTTTCCGTCTTCATGGAGATCAGTGCCACGGCAACACCGGCAAGCAGGGTCGCAACCAGCACATAGGGATTGGAAAGCATGGTCCGGTTGAGCATTTTCTGCGCTTTCTCAACCAGCAGGAGCCAGTTGTAATGCAACGCCTCCGCAGCCACCGCCCAGCCTTTCACGGCCGTGACTGTCATGACGGCGGTCCGGTACACACCATACGT